ATCTTGAAGCCCACGATGGTCTGTGGCTTCTCCATGGAGCGGCAGATCGTTGTGCTCCGGTACCGGCCGCCACTGTAGAAGTCGACCTCCTTGTCGCTCTCCTTCGTCCTGACCTTCAGCCCCCAGTCGAAAGCCACCTCCTCGATCGTCGGGAAGAAGATGTCGCGGATCTGCGGATAGGTCGGCGCGAAGTAGCCGCTGTCGATACCTGGCCACTCCCACACGTGCTTACAGAGCGCCGAGCACCCTACCCAGGTCTTGCCCGAGCCGAAGCCAGCGACAAAGCCCCGGAACTTGTGCGGCAGCTGCAGGAAGTTAGCCTGCGGGACGTTCAGCGTCGGCATTCGGCTTCCTCGCGTCCACTACGTGCACCTGCACACTGGTCACTGGCGCCGGCTCGTCCTCCGCGTCCGCCTTCTTCTGGCGGTTGACGTACATGTCGCCGCACTCCTTCGCCGCCTGCTCCAGGATCTGCATGGCCAACGGGATGTTCTTCATGCCCTCGGCGCGCTCGATGAAGCGGCCCATGGCGCGCAGGCGATAGGCGCGGTTGGCTATTGGGATCTCCGCCGTCTCCTCACGGAAGCGCTTGCGGGTGTCCTCGAACAGCACCACCCAGCGCTTGGCAAGGTCTTTACCGGCGCGCTTGGTTGGGTCGTGCGCCTCGCACTTCTGGCGAGTCACCTCGATGCCGAATTCCTCTCGGACAGCTGCCGCAACCTGTGATGGGGTATCGAAGCAGGCCAGCGCCTGAACGATGAAGGCTTTCACCTCGTTGCTCAGGGTCGCCATAGATTGGTATCCGTCTCGGGTCTGTCAGAGGTCAAGCCGACTTGAGCAGACAGGTTCCGCAGGCCCTCGCAATGTTGATCTTTGCCACTTCGGGCGGGTTGCTGGCAGCGTCGATCAGCCGTTGCACTTCTTCGCTCGCACCGTAGCGGCGAACGACGCCGACGAACTCTTCGACGTCGTGCCCCTTGAGGTAAAGGCTCGGTGTGCCGTCCTGCTTGAACTTGGGCGCGCCGTATTCGTCGGTCTTCTGAGCGATGTGATAGAGCTCGTGCTCCACCAGCGCGCAGAACTCAGCATCCGAGCATTCGGCGCAGTAGTCGGCCGCGAGCGTGATCAGGAAAGCGGGCACCCGGCCAAACCACTGCATCATCTGCTGCTCCTGGCGAGCCTTCTGCCAGCCCCCGGCACGGAACATCACAGACTCAGCCTGGCCAAGCACTACCCGCCCCGCCTTGCCGAACGTGGCGGATGCCCATAGGACGCCGATGCTCGCGTCGATCAGGTGGGCGTGATCGGGGTTATGGATGCTGCCGGTGTCAGCAAGGATATCGTTCGATATCCATTCCCAGACTTCCGGGGCCGGGGTGAGCGTGAGGAATATAGATTCAAGCAGGCTTGCGGGTGGCAGTGGTCTCAAGGCAATCTCGTCCCGGCTGAAAAAACGACTTTTTGGTGCAATCACGTGGCTTGCTTCGAACAAGTCCGCCCATAAGGACCGCCAGGCCTCCAAGGAAGCAAAATGCCGCTTAAATCTAAGAATGATTGCCTGCTGTTCATCGCGAGAACTGTCGCAGCCGCTAGATATGCAGCCCGCAACGGAATAGAGGACCGCTCTGCTGAAAACGGTAATGCTCTTGACCGCCGCTACACGCCCTTGCTGTCCGAGCATGGGGTGGCCCTGCAGATAGCAGACACCCTCGAAGGGGTGCTTGCGACAGTCCTGTGGCCCGATAAACAGGAAACCCCACTCCCTATCAATGAGCCGCGCTTTTGGGCCGACCAACTACTGCCTGAAAACTGGGAAAGGTCCCCACTAAAGAGCGATCTTGAGCGTGCAGTGGCTTCATTGAGTAGGCCATCGAGCAGCGCTGTATGACGCGCGCGCCTTTAATTATGGAGCCAGCACATCCACCAGCTTCTGCTCACCCAGCCTGAATAGGGCGAGTGCTTGGAGGTCATCAGCGGCAGGACCGAATGCGAAAGCTTCGACAGTGCCGCTCGATGATCGCAGTGCTAGGACGTCAATGGCGCAGGGTTCCAGCTCTCCCGACTCCAACTGGTCAGCGATCTTGCGCAGGACGCTCACGACGTCTCGCCAGCCCTCGCGCTTGAATTCGACGACTTTGGCAGTCATAGCGCGCTTACCTTTTCCAGCCACTCCTCCACTATCCGGCGGACTACCGGGTCAGTGAGGATCGATGATTCCTGGCGGCCTTTGATCACATCCTCGACCAGGGCGACCGGGAGCACATGCACGCCGTCTTCAGCGACTACGGTCAAGTGCGGGCGGCGATCGTCGATGTTGGTCAGAGTCATTGGTTTTTCACTTTATGGAAGTGCTGGTCGATGATCGCGGACTTGATGAACTCCAAGTGACCGATCAGCAGGCCTACAGGCATTCCGGAGTCAGTCGCCTTGTCGATGGCTTCCCACATGTCAGCATTGAGCTGGCTCGATGAGTTGCGCAGTGCCGGGGTCAGGCCGCCGTCTGCAAGCTGGACGATCCGGCTACTCATGGCAGCTCCACTGGAACGGTAGGTGCTGACTTATCAACCGCCTGACTCGCTGCCTGGCTTGCCGTCTCTGCAGCCGTGGCCGCCGTCTTGGCGGCTTCGCTGGTGGTCTCCACCAGCTTCTCAAGCTTCTGGTCTTTGCGGCCCAGCGCTTCATCGTAGGCGGCTCGAATACTCGCCAGTTCGGACTGCATCAGCCGGTGCGCGTTGTACATAGCGAGCTGGTAACCCAGAGTCCCGCCGCTGCAGATGAATAGGCCGGCGAGCAGCCACACCTCAACGCGTCGCCACCAGTGCTTGGCGCGTTTCGTAATCGGTTCGGATTTCATGCCTTTGCCTCGAGGGCAGATCTCAATCGCGCGACTTCCTCGGTCAGGCGGACGATCTGCTTGTCCTGGTGCTCGAGCTGCGCATTCATGGCTTTCATGGCGCCGGTGAGTTCGCCCACCTGCCGGTACATGTCGTTGCGCTCTTTGCTCACGACCTCGTAAGCCAGTCGAAGCTTGTCGTTCTCGGCGATCACTCGCTCGAGCATGTCCTTCTCAGCACGATCATTGGCGATCGATGCACCACTGCTGGAGAAGGTTTTACGCAACCAGGCCACTGCCCACGCGAGGCCAAGCCCACCGGCTGCGAACCAGCCGAATGGATTGCCGTCTGTAGGGTCCATGTCTGCGCTCGAAAGGTAGAAACAAAAAGCCCCGCTCAATGGCGGGGCTCGACTTTTAACTTTTACACTTCGCCTTCGGCGCCGGCTTGGGTTCGACCACTAAAGGCAACGCCACTCCAGTGTTTCCGATTGGTAGCATCTTCCGCACAGCCAGGGCACAGAACAGCTTTGTTCCCTCTGGCGTCTGGCCTGGCCCCATGCCCACGAAGACCTCGTAGCTATTACCCGCCTCAAGGTCGAAGACCTTAGCGTCCATAGGACAAGTCGCTTCGGTGCTGCCGTAACTACCCATGACCGCGCCGAGCGTGGAGATCATGAAGGGAGCATTTGTCGGCACCAGGTACTCGGTAGCGACTTCGACGTACATCCCTTCGGCCATACGGATGGCGGGCTTAAGATCGATCATCTTCGGCGACATACGATCCGGCATGCCATCTACCGTCTTTGGCTTCAACGGAAACTGGGGGTACGTCTCGTGCATGCGCCCGCTTTCGTACTGCCGGCCAGAGACCGCCATCTTGTGGCGGATTTTCGGAATGCAGTTTTCGGTGAGGCTGTCGCCGTAGACGCTCGAATTCGTGATCACCCGAACCTTGGCGGTATCAGCGGATGGGCTCGGTTCGACGTATGGGACAGAGGAGATGCTGTTGCAGCCTGCGAGCGCACCGGCCAGCAGGATCAGGCTGATTTTCTTCATGAACGTCCTTGAGCTGTAAAGCGTTCCGTCATTAACAAAAAGCCCAGCTTGTTGGCTGGGCTTCTGATTGCTGATCCTTCATACGCAAGATCGGCAGGATGGGTAAATAATCGCCCACCCGCTCACTCAATGCAATAGGCTATGCCGCATTTTCCAGCAACAGCCCTTCAGCCACCAGAATCTCCTCGGCGGCGCGCTCTGCCTCCTTAAGCATTTCCTCCAGCACCGAGCGAATTCCAAGCCGCCACCGACGGCGGGTCTGCTCGGGCCGGCCGCCATCGCCCCAGTTGTTCATATCGTAGAACCAGCTCTCTAGCACGATGACGTCGCTGGATCGCTTGCCCTCTACGCCAGCCAGCTTAGGGATCGCCCAGGTATACACGGCCATGCCCAGGAACTGGCGCGGCGCGGGCGTGGCCACCAGGGGAATCAGCGCCTGGATCGACGCCTTCTTCCTCTCCCGGGCGGTGCTGTACTTACCGACCAGAACATCCCAGTGCCGCGGCTTGAGCAGGCTATGCAGCCGGGCATGCACCCAGCAGTCAACATCAGTGCGTGACAGGGTGCCGTGACTGACGCCCGACAGCGTGGCCGGATCATGGCCGTCGTCATGCCCCGCCCTGTAGAGCTTCTGCCAGGCCTGCTTGCTGGTGTTGTCGATCGCATCGGCCGCCAACGCCGACACTATTGCAGCGCGTGCGCTGGTGTAGATCATGCTGCTCTCCCCTTCAGCTCTCTCGTCAAAGCCCGGTAATGGGCCTTGAGGTCTTGCAACTGTTCGATGGTGTATCGCTTCGGTTCGTGGCAACCCTCGAGCCACTCCACCTTGTCGGCGCCGATGCGCTGCACCAGGTTGATTCGGTAATTCACGATGTCGCCGGATTTGTGGTTGTTGCAGGGCGCGCACTGTTTCCAGACGTTCAGCGGTTCGAAGCGAAGCTCCGGATTCGCGCCTACGGTGCGGTAGTGCCCAGCGTGGTACTGACCCTGGTGGTGCCGGCCGCAGCTGATGCACGGCAGATCGGCGTCACGCTCACGGACCCAGGCATTGAAAGCCGCCTGGGCTTCCCGCATGTGATCCGCCTTGGTCTTCACACGTGCACGCGCGGCGCGCAGCTCTTTGCGATCCAAGTCGGCTATCGCCTTGCGCGCCTTCTCCCGGTTGTCCGCCACCACAGCCAAGGCACAGGCCACTGCGCCACACACAGCCTGGAAGTCGCGCACCGGCGTGAACATGACCTGGCAGGCCTTGCAGGGTTTCTTCCGGCGCTCCCGGGTCTTGATGCCACTGGCCTTGAGCGGGACTTTGCGTTTCAGCTCGGTGCGCTTCATGCCACATCCCCCAGCAGGTCATCGAACGCCACCTTGCCGGCGAACTCGCAGACGATCTGGTCCGTGTAGGCGATGCCCTGGGCACGATTGAACAGGCGCGTAACCGGGAATCCATCGGGACCGAACAGATTGCACGGACCCATGAGGTGCAGCTTCTCTTCGTACGTCAGGTGCAGGAATGAGCGATTCCAGGCGTTGAAAAAGTCGACGTCGGCCTTGCGCATGATCGGCACGCCGACATGCAGCTTGCAGTAGCGCCGGGCATCTTCCACGTCGCCCATGTTGGTCATTTCGGCGATGCGCTGGTACATGGCGAACCACAGAGCGTTCTGGTCGAGCGTTCGGTCCTTGCCCGGGCGCAGGCTCACCACCACGTATTTCTTCTCGCGGAACATGGCGGTCAGCCGGGTGATAGCTTCGGTCAGGCGCGGCGCGCTGTTGACGGCAATACGGTCAGTCATGCGCGCTGCTCCTGCAGTTCGTCCAGGCGGGCCAACTGCTTAGCGCGGCGCTGCTCGAACTCGTTGCGGCGCGCACTGGCATCGGCGTTCTTTCGCTCGTCGGCCGCTCTCTGGTTGGCCAGCACCACCGCCCTCACCTCCTGCAGCTTCTGGCGAACCTTCGGGCTCGGGGTGCCTGCTCGGCCGGTGATCAGGCCAGCGATTGCGGC